GCCGCGGCCACGCACGCGATCGAGTTCGGTGTAGATATCCCGGCCGATATCACATTGAGGAATTGCATATTCAGCGGCTACAACGCTTCTGATACCCAAGACGACAGCACATTCCATTTCAAGGACACTGGCGGGACAATCACAATCAACCTTATTGGTTGTACTGGAGAGTTCTCATACCGAAGCGACGGCGCGACGATCGACGTGGTTATCGCCCCGGTAACAGTAACGATCAAGGTTCTCGATGATTCTACCGGCCTTGCCCTCCAATTCGCTCATGTGTGGATTGGTAAAGATTCCGATAAGAGCGAATTACTAAACGACGCCACTGACGTTAATGGCGAAGTAACGTTCCAGTACACGTATGTCGCGGATCTCGATATCGTTGGTTGGGCCAGGCAGATGGACTTGTCAGGCACCGATTACGTACAAAAAGATTTCAGCGGCACTATAACCGACGCTGGTTTTTCATTAACCATTCGACTTGAGCCAATTTCATAAGGAGATTTACCCATGGCTATTTATGATAGATCAGCTGACGCTGCCACAGCCGTAGCAGCCTGGTTAGCACAATACACAGTAGACGCCGACGGCACTATTACCTTCAACACCGGAACAGACACGTTCCATGTTTGGTGGCTTCACAGATCCTTACAGAAGATCGCGTGGGACTTCACCATATCGGGTGATGATGGTATCAATCTGACCAAGCCGAACCCAAGCACGTCGGAAGCCTTGGGCACGATCATTACCTTGCTGGACCACACAACCGATTTCAGTGTGAACTACACGGTAACTGATACGGTCATGGAGCAGCATTTCGGTGGATCCGTTGAAACTGACGGCGGCGACGAAGGTTATTACGGCCTTTGGGTGCAGGGGCAAACAGCCACGGCCACGCCATTGAAGATCATCCAGGACCATGGGGAGCTTACTTCTCACTGGGGAACAGGCAAGAACCAGACCGATTCAAACACCCTGCTTCGCATCATGGTCAAATGTCGCACGGCCGGGGCAGACATTGATAACAAACAGGTTCACGTAAAAGCGAGTAAGTGGTTTGACACTTACGCAGTTTGGGGCGTTATCCTGGGTGTTGGCGAGAAAACGGCCGCGATCATTACCGCGAACGATCCGCAGAATGATACCGCGCAAGTCACGGTTGAAGCGTATGCAATTACCCCGTCGGAAGGCTACAAGCTGATTGATGTTGACGGTAATGGCGACGAGCCCTTCCTGGGTGAGTGGAGTCACAACGCGCTTGGCAAGAAAGCATTGTCCGAGTTCGTCAAATCACTACTGGTTGATGGAACAGTAGAAACGCTTTATGGCGTAGACGGCAACTTGTGGACCGGCCGGGTATATGACTGCGTTATCGGATCTGGTACGGGCACCTGGGCACAGAATGAAACACTGTCATGGGGATCCGGCGCCACAGCTGGCACCGGCAATCTCATGGCCGTTGATGATACCGACGGCACAACAACGGCCCGCTTGGTGCTCCACTTGAATACCGGCGTGTTCCCGGAAGCCGCATTGACGGTAACGGGTTTAGGATCGGCAACAGGCGTTATTTCAGGCACACCGGCCAAACTCACCACGGACCCGAACCACCTGGGCCTTTACACCGGCTCTAATTGGATCGGTGCGTATGGTATCGGCATTATCGCAAACGAACTGACCTTTGGTGATGCGGTTACGTCGCTTGATGGTGTGAGCCCAGTCGTTCCGCAGAACGTTACGGTGCTTATCACGGTTGAAGCCAATGCTTCTGGCCACGATCCGCATGTGTTCTTAGCCGAAAAGGATGGTGGACTCAACGCCCCGGACTACACGACCAACACCATTGGCGTGGGCAACACGGCCGCGGATCCAGATCTTGTAATGACAACAGCCATTGCTTCTGACGTTCCGCAGGATGGTTGGATCATGGTGCTTGATACGACTGGTGGCGCCACAACGTACAAGGCGTATCACCATTCCTCATGGACTGGCTCAACCTATACCTTGGATATAACAGATCACGCAGGCGGCCTGGATGAAACTCTCACGAGTGGCGATCCGGCCTTTGAAGCGATCTTGTACGACTCCGCAACAGGTGGTGGCACTACCAAGACAATCAGTAATACTTATGTCTACAACGCAGACATGGACGTTATTGGTTGGGTACGCCATGGCGATCCGGCCGCCCCGGACAAGCCAGTACCGATCTCAGGTACGGTTACGTCAAACGGGTTGTCATTGACCGTAGTTCTCGATACTGAGAGCTAACCAATGGCTTATACCGTCGATTGGGTTAATAAAGCTGTCACGATACCAACGTCTGACTTGACGTTGGTATCGGGCACGCATTACCGACTCGATATGACGGACTTTATGCAAGAGATTCGCAGGCTGGAATGGAATCCGGCCGACGGTCTTTGGGCTCCGCAAATACTCGTACATTCAAATACTCGGTTCGATTTCGCAGGCGTTGATTACGCAGGTTTTGATGAAATCATAAATAATTACACGATCCAGTTTTCTGGAGCAGCCGAGCGAGTAGATCTAATCGGATCCAATAACAACATTGTCGATGTGTTGGTCGCTACTGGGGTAGCAGTCGTACCAAGTAATTCAGCGGGGAACACTTCGCAAGCCGAGATCCTTCGACTTGCCAAACTTATACCAGCTGCATTGTGAGGGAGGGAATCATGGGAACTGAATGTAAGGATACTAAGGGAATGAGTGATTCGGAAATGTTGCGCGAAATGCGCCAGGATATACGTGATATTCACCACAAGTTAGACCGTAAGGACACGGTTCTAAACAAGAAGATTGATGAACATATCGAATCGAACAATCGGGACACGATATGTATTCAAAAACAGTTATCCGCTATCAGGGAAAAACTGGTTCCTCCTCAGAAGGTGGAAGATCTCGAAAAGCAAGTACACACAAACAGGATCAGTCTCAGTCTGATAATTGCTGTTTGCATATTGAGCGTACCGCCTTTTATCGGGTGGGTTGCGTCACACATTAGCGCCACGGCCGTAGCAGGGTAAACGAATGACAATTCTTGCATCAGATCTGACTAAGCGACTGGCCCGAACACTGCACGATATAACCAAGGTGCGTTGGCCGGAAGATGAAATGTACGAAAGCATTGATGATGCACAGAAAGCCCTACTCGAAGCCCGGCCGGATATGTTTGAAGTAACCGAGCCGGTCCAGATGATCCTGGGGCCGAAACAGCCAGTGCCGGCCGATTGCTATTCACTGTTTGATCTGGCCTATAACCTGAGTGCGGATATGGATCCGATCTCGACAGTGACAAAGGTTGAGCGACCATTGATGGACCGGGCCGTTACACACTGGATGAGTGAGCCGAGCGATACCCAAGTAGACCACTGGATGCAATCAGAGCGTGAACGTGAGTTCTTTTGGGTTTACCCGCCAGTCGGTGAGGATCCAGAAACAAGCCAGCCAGGGTGGGTGGAAATGCGTTATGCCCGCAGGCCCGGCATTATCTCCGGCCCAGGTACAGAGCTCGGCGTTACTGACGAAGGTATCAACGGCGTGTATTACTTCGCCATGATGCGACTGCTTGAGAAAGACGAGAAGTTTGCAGGATCCCCACAAGCCGAAATGTTCCTTACTAAGTTTGGCCTGGTTGTCGGCGCCAAGACAGAAGGCGAGAAACAAACCCAACAGATACGTGAAACCGAGGAGACAGCCTAATGAACCTTATGGGCGTAGATAAATGGTATGACGATATCTTGCTTGAAGTGCCCGGTGCACCGAAGCCACTGGTAAAACATCGAATCATCATGGCCACGGCCGAAGTGTGCAAACGTACCATGATATCCAATGCCACCTTGGATCCCGTAGAAATCGAGGACGGCGTATCAATCTACAGGCTGGAGACTCCGAGCTCATGCTTGAGGATCTGGCGGGTGTTGTGGGTGAAATCACAAGGCCGGATATTGACGCAGGCCGCCCGGCGTAACCTGATCTCAGAAAACAAAGACTGGGAACAGGATACCGGGGAAGCCGCGTACTCGTTTATCAACATAGACGCCAGCACAATACAGCTGATCCCAGGCCCGACAAAGGCCATAGAGGATGGTTTTACCGCGCATGTGGCCTTTGTGCCGGATCCGCGCACACCACGCATAGATGATCGTTTCTTTTACTACTACAAGGAAGCGATCGTTGCCGGTACCTTGGCCAAGCTGTTACGAATCAAAAATATGGCTTGGTATGACCGTGCCGCGGCAACCGACAGAGAAATCGAGTTCCAAGTAGAGATATCCAAGATCAATGCAAACACGAACAAGGATGAATCCGTAGCCGATTTGAAAGTCGCGCTACGCAAGTTCTGGTAAGAGTTCTAACCGGGCCAGCCATGGTCCTCTTTTGTTATCCATAACCGCAATTAGGAGATCATTTTAATGACTGCTGCAACAGATTATCTGGAAGATAAGGTACAACGTGCCATTTTCCTTAACGAACCCTTTTCAGTGGCCGCTACATACGTGTCACTTCACACAGCTGACCCGACCGACGCCGCGGCCGATACCGAGCTTACCGATGCTGGTTATGCCCGTATTGTTGCTGCCTGGAGTGCCCCGATCATGGGTGCTGGCACTGTAAGTAATAGCGCGGCTATCGAGTTTGCTGCCATTGCAGACGCCGGACCGTTCACCATTACCCATGTTGGTATATGGGATGCAGTATCAGGCGGTAACTTGCTTGAATACGCGCCATTATCAACGTCCAAGGTGTTCAGTCAGAATGACGTGCCAAGGTTCCCAACGGGATCCCTTACGCCGAAAGCTGCGTAAGTAGCACACCATGGCTGATACTGGGTGGTTAAAACCGGCAGCAAGTGAGATATCGACTTCTCCCCCTCCAGGCGAGGGGGGGAATCCGTGGTATTACACTGAATGGTTGGCATTGTGGCAGAACTTTGGCGCAAGTAGCTGGTGCGCGTCGAATGATTCACGGTTCCCACCTGTAACGGATACGATTGCATGGAACTGGGTAGTTCCGGTAGGCGCTTATCCCAACAATGCTATTATCACCGGGCTTGAATACCGTATTTGGGCCTACCAATATCAAGCTGGAGTCACCCCACCTAACGTCAGCCTAAATCCAGTTAATATGCTATCTGGACAGCGAACCATTATTGATGAAGCGCCGGGGAATCCAGCAACGACACCTTACCTTGTAGAAGATCCAAACGACCTTCCGGGCGGTTCAACTGGGCCACTAAGAACAGATCCACCCACGCACAATGTCGTTGTTGGTGGGCCTGGGCAGCTGTTTGGCTTGGCTACCGACAAGTTGGTATCTGAATTCTTTACTCACGCATCACTTGTTAATCCTGATGGTGCGTTCCATACGCTTCTTAATTATCGGGGCGGTGAAGAATACCCTTACGTTGAAGCGTCAATTTATCTTCAATATGTGGAAATGAAGATCCATTATGATATTCCGACCACAGATATTGACCTTGAAGCGGATCCAACCAAGGCATTTACGATTGAATCACCGATCGAACTTGTGCCGGTCCTGGGATTGGAAGCAGGCCCGCTTGTTTCGTTCTCGATGGAAGCGGTACTCGGCGGTATAACGAACCTGGAAGCCGCCCCCGAAATCGTTTTCAGCACGCCAAACGATATCAGCGAAGGCACCACCTATATTGATAGCACCGCGTTCCCGTTGCTTGAGATCACGCTTGACGATACCGGCTTTGAGTTAATCAAACACATTGATATCGAAGCCGAGCTCCTTCTTGAGTTCAGCATGGTGGCCTATGGCGCCGGAACAAGAACCGATATGGCCGCGGCTCCGGGCTTTACTTTAAGCCTGTTCCATGAGTTTGAGCACATACTGAATCTGGCTGTTAATCAAGATGTAGATTGGTTACACCTCACAATGCCGAGTCCGGCACTGGTGCTGAGATACGACCTGGGCGCAGTTCCGTTCATGGTGCTCAGTATGCAACCCCCGGCCCTTGAAGGTGATATTAACTTCATGGCCGACTGCG